AATGCCAGTTAGCACATAGTTAAACAGGTTAGCAGAGGTAGTAACAGTTAGTGTCTCTGACAGTGCATTCCAAGTATAGGAATCTTCAACCTGCCGTTTAGCATCGTTGATGAACCTACCAATAAGTTTAGAATAGGCGTTGTCAGTAACGGCAGTAACCTCTGGCTCACGCAAGCGAACCAAGGTTTCATTGACAAGTTCTAAGTAAGTTTTGTTTGCCATTTAGCAATCCCATTTCTTTAGTGCTAGAGCCTTCCTTGTTGGCCTGCCCTTAGAATCCTTCATAGGCCCTGGAACACCACTCATCCGGGCACAGAAAGACTTCCTACGAGCAGCCTTCTTAGGAGACTTTGCAGCCTCTTTAGAAGACACGGGAGGCTTCAGGTTAGCGCCTTCCTTGTTCTTAAAGTATGCCCTGCCTTTGGCGTTTAAGCCACCTTCTGGGTTCTGATATACTTTCTTTACCATTATTTCTTCGCAGTCTTCTTAGCTTGTTTAAAGGCCTTAGCAGTGGGAGCACCTTTGGAGCCAACCTTACGCATCTTCTCACCAGATCCCTCTGCTATCCGTTTGCGCTTTGCATTGATGTTGGCATAGAGGCCGGGCTTCATTTCTTGGCCTTTGACTTTGCCTTACGAGCAGTAGACAGAGCAATCGCAATTGCCTGCTTCTGCGGTTTACCAGCCTTCATCTCTTTACGAATGTTCGCAGAGACGGTCTTTTGTGAGTATCCTTTTTTGAGTGGCATTATTTCATCCTCTTTGCTTTTTTCTCTTTTGCTTCCATAGCCTTAGACTCTGAACCTTCGTGCATCTTCATGCCCTTAGCAGATTTGTAGCCTTCTTTCTTGGCATAGGACTCGGCTGCTTTTTTACCTTTAGCAGTGTATGGGAACTTCTTCTTTCCGACCATTGGCATACTATTCTCCTTAAACATTAAATTGTACTGCGCTCTTTGGTGTGATATCTAAAGTAACAATATAGGTAAAATTAGAACCAGTTTCAACTAACAATCTAATCTCATCTCCTTCTTCAAGAACAACAGTTTCATTTGCATTACCACCAAACTGTAATGTTTTTTTAGCATCTACATTAACTGTATCCAAAATAGTTACTTCAGTATTGTTGTGTTTATTATACCACCAAGCACTTACTGACTTATTACTTCCAAGATGATTAGATAGAAATAATAACTGCCAATAAGCAGAGTTCTTTGTAGGAACAGTGTATACCGTTGTTTTTGTATTTGGTGTTAAAGCACCACCAACACTAATCTTTCTGCTCATATTAACCTATTTTAAGAACTAAGCTGAGTAGTAGAACTACGATGAAACCAGTAGTCCCAAGAAGGATCTGTTCTAGTCTCTTAAGTCTAGCGTTGATGCCTGCATAGCGTTCAGCGCAGACTGCTTCATGGGTATCAAGTTGGCCTTTAACTTGGTCTATTGGTGACATCACTATCTCCACTTAGGTCCTTCCATCCAGGCTACTAGCGAGTGTCTAGTGCCCTTGGTTACGGGGTTTACCTTATGAACTACAAAGGAGGGAAACACTAAAACAGTTCCTTGTGTCTTAAGGTGTTCTTGTTTAGGGGCGCTGAGATGTAACGGCTGCATCTCAAACTCCCCACCTTCATACTCTTCTGGGCTAGACAGTTGGCACACTAGAGATAACTTCCTGTGTACTTGTCTACCATCATCCCAGTTTACATCATTGTGCCAATTATAATAACCTTGGTCTTCTGCGTTGTACTCTGTAAACTGAATCTCATTTAAGTGCCACAACTCAGATCCAAAGGCATTATTATTGGCAATATGAAACAAATTAGTTAGTTCATGGTATAGCCAACCAAGGTCTTTATTGTCTCTATTGATCCACCTAACCTTACTTCTACGAATCTTGGTGTCTACATTAGAGCCTTGGAAACCTATTACTGCATCCTGCGGTTCTATCTCTTTTGCTTGTTCTATTATGGTGCTACAAAGTTCTTTAGGATACCTCTGCTGCCACATCTGCCACATTGCGTTCATTGGGGCCAGTTCTGTAAGCCTACAACAGCAATCAATGCTTCTACATCTGCACAGCCTGCAATGGCTGTCTCAAGTCTGCCGCACTCAGCCACGATTGCTGCTCTCTTGGCAGCTACGGTAGCAGGCACATCAATGTTACGCTCTGCCTTGCGGACTACCATCCAATCGGTCTGAGCAAGCATAGAACCTGCCGTGGTCTTGACCTGAGAAGTCCATTGGCTCTTAAGACCTTTGGTGACTACTTGCTCCGTAGTGTCTTCCATCTCCTCTGTTGCTGGGTTGTAGACTTGGACATACAACGGAGTTCCATCTTCCTTGACTTCTAAGCGGTCATCGAGCAGCTTAGGCAATGTAGGAGACCAATAGAATCTCTGGTCGTACTGCTCTGGGTCTGCTACCTCTACAATACCTAGTTGCTCACGCAGGGCAGGGTCACGCAGGTGTGGGTAACGGACTGAGTTGATGGTTACTTCAGAATCTATTGAGATTGGGTTGCCATTGAGTTGAAACATTTGTTACTCCTAGCGTGCGAGAGAAAATTTGAATGGGAACTCGGCGAAGGCCATGTATATGTATGTTTCTCCAGACCCGTTAAAAGCCGTATCGCTACTTCTTAATTTGAAGCCGTTAGAAACCATGTCGTAACTGGTAAAAGAGCCTTCTGCTGCGGACGTATTAGCCCTCAGAAAATTTGTGGATACGTTATACGTGTCTCGTGCAGCATCATATATATACCATTCTCGTAAAGCGGATGTGCTTCTAGTCATAATAAACTCAGGACGGAAGCCAAGATAAATAAACGGCCCATCTGTACTTGCATTGCCCGTATAACTTCCAAAGGCGCTATACCCCGCTACTGGTGCGAAGCAGTAGGCAACATAGGTATTGGTGTTTGCATTTACGTCTGCATCAGAGCCAACAGAAAACACGGTACTTGTTGGTGATGTGTTAGCCCACATTGTTCCACCGGTGTCAGCAGCGGAAGTTACGTTTAGACGAATACGATTTGTATTGCCAAGACTGATGTGATAACACTCCCAATCTTTATTAGCAGAACCACGGTTTTTAACAACATAAAAACTAGGCGCTACACCAAGACCGTGACCGATTGTAGCCCCACTTGAGCCGTTACCTGTATACGTCACAATCGAAAACCCAGAGGTAGTGTTTGCTCTGACCTGTGCCGATATAGTGCCGCTAGTGTTGGTTACGGTTGAGCCGCCAGCGTTCCAATTCCATGCTACGTAGGTTCTAGCACTTCCGTTGTAGTTAGCATCAGTTCCTAGTGAGAACCCATCCGAATTAAATGCTGTTAGTCCGTTGGTATCCGTTGCTTCTACCGCAGTTGAGTTTGATATTAAAGACTTGGTTGCTCCACGAACCGCATCAGTTAATTCATTATCGGTTGCGTTACTGCGTGATTTCAACCAGACCCAATCAGGCTGGAACCCTACTCCTGTGATTGATTGCGTAGAGCCGTTACCTGTATAAGTTACCGCATTAAAGTAATCATTCGCCTGTGTAGTGCTAGTAGCACCGATGGTCGGCGTAGGCAGATTAGTTGTACACAATGCCTTAAAGCCAGAGGGCGCTGTGTAGGCAAAGGCACGTTGACCGAAGTTGACTGTAAATGTGCCGCTTACTGTGTTGTCTGATACAGCCGCACAGTAGGCAGTCGAGGTTGAGATGCTACTTGATGATGCATTGGTTCCAGCGGCGGGGTCTCCAGAGGCCAGCCAAGTTCCGTTTATGCCATACCATAGCTTGCCAGCGTCTTGGTCAAAAGCAAGCATATACACAGCACCATTGGCTTGGGTGTAAGTACCATAAGAAGTGGCAGTACCATTCTCAAACTTGCGGTCAGAGAATGACACATCAAGCGCATAGCCTAACTTACCGCTATCACTCATGTTGTTTGTTGGCGGTTGGCTCTGAGGAATAATTCCAACTGCTTGCGTTCCTCCGCTGTTAACCGTGTCAGATGTAACTTCCCAATACCACTTACCACTTGGAAATGCGATAGTCGATTTAATGCTTCCGTTAGAGCCGTTGGTGACTACGTTAAGGTTTCC